TTGGCCTTTCGTAGAAGTTCAGCAAACTCCCAAGCCCGAAGGTCTTGTCTTTCGTGGCGTTCATCAAGGTCGATGATAGTCAAATCAATGGCCTTGGTCAGCCGCTCGACCTCGGCCTTGAGGCGGGTGACCTCCTTCTCCAAGTCTATGTTTGGAATAATCGTGCGCGTGGAAAACGAACGCAACCGGGCGTTCTCGTCCTTGAGGCGGGTGCATTCTGCGTCCAGCTCGTCGCAGATTTCCTTATAGCGGACGAGGTCGGATTGAGCGATAACCATCGCCGCCCACTTTTCGGGGTCGACTGGGATATACTTGCCCATCAGTTGTTATAGCAGGCACGACGAATCGTGCGTTCGTGATGCTTCCAGCCGTAGCCCGGAACGTAAGCGCGGACTCGTCCGATGACGTCCTTGCCGACCAAGGTGATCTGGACGCTCATATCGTCGTCGTGGCAACTCAACCCCGTGCAGTCAGGCGGCAGGTTTTCCATCATGTTCACGATGGCGTTGTCTGCCCAGACCTCAAAGCCTAGGCGGTCGATTTGATCTTTGTCAGGTTTCATCGGTAGATGTGGTAGATTTCAGACGCTACGGCACGGACGCCGGCGGGGTCAACCGCCAATCGAGTATGCAGTATCTGCATAGACGACATCATGTCCGCCAAGCTGCCCGCTTCTTCCTCGTTCGCCGGCCCGTAACCAGGCCGTTGCATCTCGACCGTGACAATCTGGGCATCGAGGTGCTTGGCCAGAAACAGGTACTCATTCAGGTAACGCCAGTCCGACACCAAGGCCACGGGGCGGACGTCGAGCGGCGCGTAGTCCAAGAACATATGCACTTGGGCGTTCAGGTGCCGAGCGAAGATGTCTTTGTCCACCCCCCGGAGGGTGCGGCCCAATTCGACCAGCAGCCCCCTGTGGCGGACCTTGAAGTCTTCGGCGTGGAAATCCCGCTCCCCAGCCTTGAAGACCCCCATCGCCCGAAGCACGTCGTTCGCCCTGTCCTTCAAGACGTCGGCGAACTTGAAGACCTCGGCACGGGAGCCGTTACCGTTGAAGTGTTCCATCAGACAAGCGGCGAAGGTGTCCTTCCCCGCGCGAGCGACCCCGGTGATCATAAAGACCAGCGGCTTGTTATTTTTAGGCATCATAGTTATCGAAGATTCGTCCGTAGATTTTTTGGAGGGGGGACTGGCGGCTCCCGCCCTTTTGCATACGCCAATCGGAGGATATGGCCTTCGACGCCGAGTCCTTCGACAGACGCTCGGCCCCGCGCACCCCGAACTGCTGGAGTTTACGCACCTGCTTCACGGTGGCCAGATTAAGGGCTTCCCGTGCCTTCAGGCGGGCGATCATCCAATCGGCTTGGTCAGCGGTCATACCGCTGGCATAAACGCCGTAGCGGGCCAGCTCGGTGCCTTGGTAGTGGAACATGGACGAGTCCGACGTCGACGCCGGCAGGACAAAGCCGAAGACGGCACAGGCGACGGACAGGTCGACTAGCCCCAGTTCCTTGGCTTCCTTAGTGGCCGACCGCTGCTCTTCGGCGGCGATACGGCGGAGCATGGCCTCCTCCGCCTGGCGGTCGCAACCCTGCGCGGCGTCGAGCGGGTCATGCGACCCCTGAATCTGGGCGGACTTGGCCTGCGGGTGAACCGTGAAGGCGTCCGCCGGCGTAAAGGAGTTCTCGCCGCTGATCCACATGGGGTCGAGGATGAGGCAATCGGTCTTGCCCGGAGCCGTGCGGAGGCCACGCCCGATCATCTGGCACCAGAGGGCGCGGGACTGGGTCGGACGCAGCAGGATGACGCAATCGGTTTCCGGGGCGTCGAAGCCCTCGGTGAAAAGGTTGACGTTGCAGAGAACACGCAGGTCGCCGTTCTTGAAGGCGTCGACGGTGCCGGCACGGAACTTGCCCGTGCTGCCGTCGGCGTGGCCGGCTTCGATGCCGCGCTGGCGGAGGTGGGCGACCAGGCGGAGCGAGGAGTCGACGTCGGGCAGAAAGGCGATGGCCTTCTTGCGATCCCAGCGGTTCAGCTCGGCGACGATGCTGTCGGCGACCGCTTCCAAGGCGTCTTCGTAACCGCGCAGGCGGATGAGGCTCATCTCGACGGGCATCTTCTGAGCCATCGGGCGGACGAGGTGACCCTGCTCGATAAGGGTGCGGATGGCAATCTCGTAGGCCGTTTCAAAGCCGACGGTTTCCAGACGCTGGCGGTCGAGGCGGTCGGGCGTGGCGGTCACGGCGACCTTGGGGCCGGTGAAGGCTGCGTTGAACTTAGCCCACGACGAGGCGACGGCATGGTGGGCTTCGTCGAAGACGACCAGCGCGGTGGCCTTGTCTTCGGCGGAGATATGGTCGAAGTCAGCGGAGAAGACGGACAGGGCTTCGCCGACAACGCCGGCACGGGTCATCGTCGCAGCCGCCTGGTCAATCAGTTCCTTACGGTGGGCGACGAAGAAACACTTGCGGTTCGTGCCGGCTTGCCAGCGGTGCATGATGCTGGATGCGATGACGGTCTTGCCGGCACCCGTCGGGGCGATCACCAGCGGGTTGACGCCCTTGGCGAGGTGCGACAGCGCGGCGGTGACGGCGGCTTCCTGATAGTCTCGGAGTTTGAGTTCCATATTAGGCGACGAAGAAGTCCTTGGCCTGATAGTTGTTGTAGAACGTGCCGTCGGGCTTGATAAGACCCCACGTCGAATCGCTGCTGTCGCAATCGAGATTCCATTCGTTAAAGCGAAAGGAAACCTTGTAGAGGTCGCTCATCCAATGGACGGTCTTACCAGCAAGCACGGCGTCCTTGATTTGTTCGGGCGTAAGGCCAGCCTTCACCGGCTTGGCGACGTATTTGTCGGCGCGGATGATCGTCCAGCGGGGACGCTTGTTTCCGCAGCGAAGGACGAAGTATTGGGTTTCAGGCAACTGAGCCTTGATGCCGCGCAGCTCGGAAGCCGTGATGCGGCTGTCGAACCAGTAACGGGTCGGCTCGCCGGCGACGCAGGAGACTTCGATGCCGGGGGTGTTGGTCGTGTACTTGCAAGCCCAGAGCGTGTACGGGTAGATGGCCTTGCCGAACGGATCGGTGTCGGTCACTACGTCTTCGATGACGCGCTTGCAGTCGAGCAGGACGAGTTCGTTTTCTTCTTTGATGGTGATTTTCATGGGTGTTATGGATATTATGCGGGTGGCGTCCTTTGTTGTGTGCATCGGCGTCGGCAACACAAGCACAAAAAAGGAGGAACTTTCGTTCCCCCTTAGGTACCGCCTATACCCCCCTTTAGAAGGGGGCGATCACCGGGCCGTTGGGCAGGCGGGTAAAGAAGGACGCCTGGTAGGCCACCCCCTCCGTCCCGTCCTTCTTGGTGTACTTACGCTCGGTCACGCGCACCTTGAGGTTTCGGCCCTTGGCACGGGCCAGAATCTTCTCAAGGAAGGTCTCGTCGACCTCCAGCTCGCCGCCGGCGACGTACTCCTTGACCTCCTCGTCCGTGGCCGAAGCAGCAAGGAACTGCTCCAGGCGTTCGTGGCCGCCGTTCTTGTCCGGCTTGGCGAACAGGTCGCCGAAGACGGTCTCGCCTTCGGTGGTCACGAAGGTGATGCGGGCGTACAGGTCGGCACGGGGCGGGAGGTAGTCCTGCTTCGCACCCTGCACGGTCGCCGTGTAGGTGCCGGCCTTGGTCACATACTTGCGATCCTCGGCGGCGTTGGGGTTGAACTTGAATGCCATGTTATGGTATTTGGGTTATGGGTTGTAGTTGGGGGAGAGTTACTGCACCCACTTGGGGAGCGAGAGCGTCTGGACTTTGTCGGAGTAGCCCGGGAACTGCCGAAACTTGTTGCAGGAGTCGAACAGTTCAATGGCGGAGTTCATCAGGGCGAGACCCTTTTGGTGTGCGGCGTCGTCGAGCGTGTACGTCGCCCAGCAATTCGGGAAGTCCTTCTCGACGGCGAGGAAGACGAACTGATCGGCGTGGGCGAGGGTCATATACCACGAACTCTGCAAGAAATATTTATAGTTAGCGATATCTCGGGAGAACGAATCCGCGCCGGCGTCCATTGTGGTTTTGACGTCTACGACGATACGCTTGCCAGCCTTCGTCGTGATGATGGCGTCGAGCCTGCCCTTGATGTCCGTGCCGTTGACACGTCCGACCATAGGGACTTCCGTGATCATCGACTCGCCGTCGAAGTCCTTCATCAGTTTGTCGAGGCCGGCACGGGCGGCGATGGACACATTGGTGACCAGCTCTCCGTCCTTCTGGCTGATGGCTTCCTGACCAGGCTTGAGCGTGGACTGGAATGCGGCCCAGATTTCTTTTCCCTCTTTAGTCCTTTTATCGCAGTCCGGGGCGACGACGACGGTGGCGTCAAAGACTTTCGGCTGGAGCGAGGCGAGGTGGATCAGGGTGCCGAGCCGCTGGGCCGGCGTCTGCTCCGTGCGGTCACGGTCGAGGTAGGCGATGTAGTGTGCGGGTGACCGCAGCAACTCCTTCGCGCCGGACTGCGAAAGTCCGTTATGGTTGAGATACTCTTCGTCGGGGATTTGTTTGCTCATGGGATGATTATTTTTTGGATTTATAGTCGATGAGGATCATCGTCAGGGTGGTCATGGCGATGTTAATACAGATGAGGAGTTTCGTTTCGTCCATGTCAGTTCTTGGTGAGGTTGCGGTAAGTTGACACGGCTTCGACGCTGACGATGCTGCGGAGGTAGAGCAGTTCCTTCATCAGGTCGACGTTCTGCTCGCGCAGGTCGTTCAGCTCAAGGCGAACCTCGAAACAGTTCTGGCTCATCTGGTGGACGATCTGGGTCAACGCCTTAACCTGCTCTTCCGGCGAGCGGTCGGGCAGGGGCTTGAATTCGTGGACGATTTCTTCGGGGGGGTGGCTCATAGGGAAAGGTGCGAGTCGACGGCGGTGAGGAACGGGCCAGGCTTCTTGCAAAGGGTGTCGGCCAAGTCCTGAGAGATGTCTGCCCAGCCCTGCTCAGGAGTCAAGTGGCCGACCTGCCGCAGCACGGCGACGGCGGCGTCCCGCTTGGCTTCAGGGACGAGTTCGTCGAGGGTGAGGGTATTCTGTCGGACGACGGGGCGTGAAGGCGTGGCGTCGAGTTCTTCGACGGTGTAGGTGCCGAAGCAGCACTCCGGGGCGATGAGGCGGACACCCTCGCTGATCGCACGGGCGGTCAACATCCGGCGCGGCCACTTCTTCCAGTTGTCCTTCAGTTTGCCGTCCTTGCCGAGGGCGGTGCCGTTGCCGACGTATTCCTTCATGTCGGCGACGATGTCGGCGGACGACGTACCCTTACGGAACGTGGCCTTCACCTTCTCGTCGGTTCGCTCAGTCCAGACGACCGTGCCGCCGGCCTGCTGGAACTTGGCCAGCAAGGCGTCGGAGCGGATGGCGAGCTGCCCTTGGATGAAGTGGTATGTCCGCGCCAGTTCCAGCGGGGACTTCTTTTCGACCATGCATTGCATGGCCAGAATCTCGCCCTGCTCGGGCTTATCCAGGCCGAAGATGCCGGACTTGAAGATGGCCAGGCCGATGGTCTTGATCGCCTGCATCGGGTCGGAGATGCGGTCATAGACGCCGGTGACGGCGAGGTCGTGCGACTGGGGCGTCACGGGGACGAGTTCGTTGTTTTCCATATTAGGAGGCGAGGTGAGCGAGGAAGATGAAAAGACCTCCGAGCATCCAGCAGATGACGCTGGCGAGCATACCCGTGGCCATGTCGTCGTCGGTCTTTCCTTTGTCCTTGCGAGCCTTGAGGACGCCGAAGAAGGCGGCGGCGGCGACGAACAGGAATACCGTAGCGGTAGTGACGAGGAAACAGTATAGGACGTATTTCATATCAGGCGACGGCCTTGGCGGCGGCGAGGAGCTTGCGGCTGGACACACGGCGGAGGACGCCGTCCAGCATCATGTTGTAGGACACCTTAGTGTTGACGACGTAGGGCTTGAGCCGACGCGCCACGGTGCCGTCCGAAAGGACGACGTACTCGGTGTCAGGGATGGAGGCCAGCAGGCGAGCTGGCGGGGTCTTGATTAATTTCGTGATCATGGGAAGAAGTCAGAGGTTGAATTGCTGCGCGTGGGAGAGCAAGCAAAAAGCATCAGCCGTTTTGAGCGTGATTTTTTCCACGCTGGGGAAACGACGCTGGGCCTCCCGCTTCAAGATATTCTTCCATTCTGTCGTGCTATGCCCTCCGCCCTTCTTCGTGCCGACGCCCATGGTCTTCTGCCACTCCTGCGGCGTCACCAGCACCACCTTGAATCCGCGCCCCTGCCACAGGCCGACGATCCAGCCGTAGGAGTAGCCTAGTTTGAACGACGCCGACGCCGGGATAGGGCCGATGAACGCCGGCACCTTCTCGATGACCACCGTCGTGTTGATCGGCGGACACAGTTCGACCAGGCCGTCGTTGTCGCCCCAAGTAATCTGGGAGCCTTCATCCAGAACCCAGCCGCCGGACGCCCCTGGGTCGATGCAGAGGTAGGACTTCACTTGGTCAGCTCCCGGTAGATGTTGCCCACCCGCTCCGCCGCATCGGCCTTCGCCTTCGGCGCGGTGACTAGGCTATGGCCTACCGACTTCGCCCCGCTGAAGCCCATCGTAAAGGCCAGATAGATTTGCTCGGGCGTCGGCTTCACGATGCCGTCGTCGACGAGCCGCTCTCGGCACCACGTCACATAGGCCAAGGCGATGCCGCGCTGGTTCTCCGGCACCCGCCACTCCCGCCGGCTAATCTTCGGCAGGCCGTGCCGCTCCCGCCATTGGTTCGCCGTAATCCAAGCGGCGACGTGTACCTGCCAAGCCCCCACCGCTTTGCCGGCGTCGCCCACGGCGGCGTAGTTCATGCCGCTCTCGACCGCGCCGATGGCGTTCGTAAGGATCAGCAGTTCGGCCTTGTCACGGGCTTCGACGGGCATGGCCGCAAGCGTCGCAGCCAGCGTCATCAATAGGGGATTTGTCATTCCCCTAGGGGTAGTCCCCGAAAAAACAAAGGCAATGAAATATTTATCCCCCGGGGGGGGGAAATCCTTCCAAAAAATAAAAGGGGTCGCAATATTTTAGGGGGTCGACGTTTTCGGATCATGCACGGATTCCATGCGTAGCCGGCAATGTGTGGCCTATTTCATGCCCGTATTTATTGGATAAAAGTTGTCTATAATAAATCGGCCGTGCGTGTCGACGTGTCGACGGCGCGTATATTATGGCCGATTAATCCCCGCAAAAATGCGTAGGAAAATCCGAAAAAAATCCCGGGTCACGCCCCTAAAAATGAATTTTTTATGGGGAATTTGAAAAATTTTCGGTTTTCGGGGGGGGGTCAGTATGAGTCGCCGGGTGCCACCCCCCTGATTTTTGAAAATTTGAATCCTGTAATCATTAGTCAGGTTATAATGATTAGCCAATCTTAGGTTTTCGACCTAGGTTTAAAGGTGGGGTAAAGGTGGGGCGTTAAATAAGCGGCGCGGCGGACGGTTGCCGCTCTTCCGGGGCGGCGCGGGGCCGGCATAGGGCCGGCGGCAAGGGTTTGACCAGGCAAGCGGCGGCGGGGCGGCGGACGGGGCAAGGGAAGGGGAAGCCCCGCACGGGGCGGCAAAGGGCGGCACGGGGCAAGGGAAGCGGCACGGGGCCGGCCGCGCAAGGATCACAAGCGGCGGACGGACGGCAAGGGCGGACGGGGCGGCAAACCGGCCTAGCTTCGGCCAGGCGGGGCGGCACGGGGCGGAAAGGGGAAGGGCGGACGGCAAGCGGCCCTTAAAGGCAAAGGGCGGGGCTTGTGCGGGGCGGTTGCACCGTTGCGAACTAGGGAAAAGAAAAACCCCGCTTGCGGCGGGGCTTGTAAGGGCGGGGCTTGTGCCGGTTTTATTCACCGGCGGCGGATTGTAACTTTCTCAACGTATCGAAAAACCGCGCAAGCCGGTTCACGTCCTCTTCCCACAACCGCCGCAAAAGCCGGCGGGCAATCCAGCCGGGGCTTTCCGTGCCGCTTGGCTCAGTCAGCCCCGCCGCTTCCGTCCGGCAAACGTCCGCAAGGGCGGCGGCGTGATCACAAGGCAAACCTTCCGCCGTTTTACTGTATGCCGTTGCCGCAATCAATTTCCTGGCAAGCTTTGCCAGGCGGGGCTTGTGGGATGTCCATCCAATCAAATCCGAATTGCGGCCGGTTGCGTAAAACGAAAGCAGCGGGGAAAACGGCAAGGGGTAAACCGTGCCGGAAACCGTCCGCCGCTTGCCGCCAACTGTAACTTGCACGGCGGCCGGCAAACCGTGGCCAGCATATCCCGTTGCAACCGCCTGCCTTGTGATCCCGTCCCGGCAAACAACTGGCAACCGTTTGCCTGGGTAGAATTGAAAACCGCACCGCCATAAAAAATTAGGCATTTACGGCAACGGTTGCGCGGATCACAAAGCCGGATTTGTCGGCCTTTGCTTTCCCCTTAGCTTTGAGAATTCCAATCCGGCCTTTTCCGTCCGCCGCTTTCCTATCTAGAAACCGCAAGTCGTGCCGATCGGCGGAAAAGGTGGGGCGGGGTTCCTGTAGGCCCGGAAGGGCAAACCGTTGACCAGGCTTTACCCCATCGGCCACGGCGGCAACGTTCACGCCGGCGGCAATGGCAATCCCGGCGGCGGCGGCGTTCGTCTCAGAATAAGAAAAGGTAAGGTGATAATTCCGGGGAAGCTCACCCTTGGCAAAGGCAACCGCGCGGCGGATTGATTTTGCGTAATCATAAAAACGCAACCGGGGGAAGTCCGTAAACAACTCCGGGGCCAGCTTCTCCCACGGAAGATCTGACGTCCCATTAAGACGCACAACCGGCTTTAGGCCGCGCCGCTTGGCCTTGCGGATAAGGGCGGAAATTTCCCCTTTAAGGGCGGCAATAAAGCCGGCGCGGTTGTCGTGCAAAAATCTAGTCCGCATAACCCTAGCGGCGTTGACCGCTTCAAATATGCCGGCACGTCCGGCGGTAAAGAGACAAGCGGCCAGGCACCCCGCTGATGCGTGAGGGCAAAGGTTACCGACCCCGGCAAGCTGGCCGGGGGCCAAGTAAAGAATGCCGGTCAAGTAACCGCTTGCCGTGCCTTTATCCGTTTTAGCGTCCGCTTCTACGGAAAGCAAATAGGACGGCATATAGAAGTGAAGGGAAGCGGCGGGGTGGATCACCGGCACCGGGGCGGCGGCGGGGCGGAAAGCAAGCTTTCCGGGGCTTGCGTAATCACCACGGGGCAAGCCGGGGCTTGTGGGAGGGCATAGGTTTGCCGGTTTAACCGCCGGCACGGTTTTGTTTGTGGGCATCATATTAGGGGAAATTAAGAAATATTTCGGGATTTAGCTTTGATAAATTTTTGCCTTAGCTCTTCCGGGCTAATTGCACCATTAGCCACTTTCGCAAGCAAGTTGGCATAATCATCAAAATCGGAGTTTTCATTAAAATAGAATTCCATAATTTCATAAGGGTCTACCTTTTCTTTAATCTTAGAAGGTTTAAAGGGTAACCAGGGCAAACCTTGCGATCCTTCGACTAAAACCAGGTTTTCGGTTACCTGGACCCTATTTGAAAGGCCGGCAATCCGGCATTTTTGAATAGCTTCATTTTCGTCAATCGCGCTGACATTGAAAACAACGTCAATCGACCTTATTACCTGAAAAGGTTTAAGGGTTTTTTGTTTTGGGATCATCGGTTTTAGGGGAAAGGGGTTAAAGGGTAGAAAAGGGGTTTTCCTTTTTAAAGTAAAAGTCCGCCGTCTCGCCTGGGTTTTCTTTCATATAGTTTTCAACACAAGCCTGTTCAATTGCGTACGCAATACGGGTAAGGGCGGCGGCGTCCTCCCATCCGATTGAGTCAGCCGGAAAGGTTTGACGGAAAGCACGGGCGGCGGCGTTTAACATTGCCGGCGCGTGATCCAGTTCTTTCCAAGTCAAGCAACCGGCGACAAAGTCCAAGTTGTCCAAAACGGCAGCGACATTAAGGCCGCGCAACCGTTCGCCGGAAACCTGGCATTCAGTTGCCGCCAGTCCGTCCGCGATGGCGGCGACTTCGGCGAGATGGGATTGAATGAGGGAGGGCAGGGGTTCTTTCATATTAGGGAAATTAGAGAGAGAGAAAACAAACGGCGGTAAGCCAGGCGAGGAAGACAAGGGCGGCGGCGGTCAATGCGTCTTTAAGGTTTTGCATAGGTGGGAAGGGGAAGGGTTGCGGTTTAGATGCCATAATTCAGTTTTACGGCGGCTTTAAATGCCTTTGCCTTTTCAACTTCCAGGTCGGCAAGCTGAGCGGAAGCTTCGGCACCTTCGGCCTTGATCACGGCCCAACAATCCCCGCCACCTTCCAGGTCTTGCGAACCATTAGCATAAGCGGCGGCGGCGGCGGCGGCACAAACGTTATAGTGCTTCCAAGCGGCGGAACAAGCGGCTTTGCTTTCACGCTCATAAGCGTAAGCATAAGAGATCAGGGCCGCACGGATTGCGGCCAAGTTGCCGCAAGCTTCGGCGGCCTTGAGCCAAGTCTGAGCTTCGGCGGCGGTTTTGGTAAGATCGATTCTTTCAGCGGGGGTTTTCATATTAGGTCAGGTATTGGATTGCGGGATGAGACAAAGGGAAGCGGCGGCCTGACGTCAACGGCAAAGGCAAATAATTTGATACCTGCTAAAAGCCACGCCGGCGGACTGATCACCGGCAAGCCCCGCGCAACCGTTGGCCAGGCGGACGGGATAGGGCGGCGGCAAACCCTTACCCCTTGCCGGCACGGGGCGGGGCGGTATGGCCCTACGTCCGGCCCTACATAGGCACGGCGGCAAGCTGGCCAGGCATAGGCACGGCACGGGGCGGGGCGGGGCGGGGCATAGGATCACGGCACGGCAAGCGGCGGCGCGGACGGCAAAGCGGCAAGGGAAGCACGGCAACCGCAGGCCGGCACGGGCGGCAAGGGCGGCAACGTCCGCAAGCTGGACAGCGGCGGCGGGGCTTGCCGTCAATACGGGGCAACCCTTGCAAACGGGGCAAAGTGGGGCGTTTTCCCATTCACCCCGCCCTAATCATAGGTCGCCGACTTATGTATTGACTACCTACTAAGGAATCTATTCCCCCCTCCGCCAGCGGGGGGGGCGAAGCCCCGCCGACCCCGTTAAAAACATGGGGGTAAACCAACGAAAACCATATGTTTTGCTACTATGTTGGTCTAGGCAACCACAGTAGCAACCACAGTAGCAATACATATAGACAATTCATTTACTTTGTATCTCCCTTTACAGGGAGATTAAACAAAGTAAATAATGGCCAAGCCATTATAGCCTTTACGCCTTTGAGGGCGTAGGCTAAATGTCTGGCCAATGAGCCAACCCTTCCGCCCCTTCCGTCGCCGCGCCGGCCATGCGATCACCCGTCGTCCCGAGTCGCCTTGGGCGAGGGCATGGCGTCTGTCGCCCGAGCGGATGCGCGAACACATCAGCCGGCTGAACGAGGCGAGGACGGCCAAGTCGGAGGAAGCCGCCCAGCTCGTCCAGGCGGTGCTGAACCTGATCCCGACCGATCGGGGTTACCGCGCCCACGAAATCCGAGACCTGTTCGCCGCCGAGTGGGGACGGTGCTACGACGAGCCGCTGACCAAGAAGGACGCCTGGAACAAGATTCGCAAGGCCATGCGTCACGGGATGCTGGCACGGGATGACAACGGTTTGATATTTCCACGACACGGGTAGCCGATTGACTTGGCCGATGTCGGGCGTAACCATGACGCCGTGGTACGAAACAACGACATCAGCGGAGACAACTTCCGAGCGGCCTGCGAAACCCTCGTAGCCGACGCCAAGCACCTGCGACGCATCGGTGGCATGAACATCATCCGGGCCGCGCACATCCATGAGCAGAGCGGTGACGAGGAAGTCTCGCAACTTCTGATCTCCGAGGCGGCGGTCATGTTATCGGTGGCCAGTCAGATCGAGGACTTGCTCTGTCCTCCCAGCGATCCCGATGCCAATCTATGACGAATACCAAAGGTTCTGGAAGCGGCTCTCCAAAGTCGATAGGGCGGCATTGGAAGCGACTGGATTTAACCACCGAAACCCTGACGATGCCGGGGTTCCCCACGCTCATCGTTACTTCGGAGGTGAACCCGTGTCCGACCACGAAGACGAAACGAAGAGCGAAGGGTACGACATCAACCAGTTGCAAGCGGTGCAATGGAAGATGCGCGAAAGGACGTACACGGAGATGAGCGAAAGACTTTTCACGCAGGACATGGTGCTGGACATCCTTCGCAAGGTGATCGCCGTGATTGATATGTCGACCCACGCCGAAGTCCGGCTGCACGGGACGTGCATCAAGCTCGCCCTCGGGATGCCCGACCAGCCGACCATGACGGCTCTGGCCAACCAGCACCGCCTGACCCGTGCCGCCATCTCTGCTCGGGTGAAGACCATCCAGCGTAACCTATCCCTTCCGCCGTCGATGTACATGAAGTCCGAATCGGCGTGTAAGAAACTTTCCGTGGCGCGGAGGAAGAAACTCCGATGAGCGAATGGCAACCAATCGAGACGGCCCCTTGGAATGGCCTTGAGTTTTTGGTTAACCGAGAAGGTTCAATGTATGTAGCGCGCAGGCTATTTGATGAACCAGCAAAGCCAGATGAAATCTATGGATACAGAAACCAATCTGACCTAGACTACTGGAACAACACTTGCATTTCTGGCGACTACTACATCAGAGGTGCTACCCATTGGATGCCACTTCCTGACCCTCCAAAACAATGAGCGATAAGGTTCGACCCATCGACCTTGCCGGACGCTTCGGCGTCACCAAGCAGGCAATCAACAAATTCATCCAGCAAGGGATGCCCCTCGACTCCATCGAGGCCGCAGAGTCGTGGTACATGGCCCGAGGTGCCGGACGCATGGGTTCATCCGTCCGCCCCGACAAGGACTTCAACGAGACCGTCGAGCGTCAGCGCGAACTGAAGGCTCTGGCGTATCAGCAGTACCTTGACGACCTCGGCAGTAACTCGCCCGACGCCAGCAAGTCCTATGCGACCTACGATAAGTTGGTCAAGACCTTGGTGACGCTGGAGAAGGAACTCCAGGCGAGGCAGATCGCCAGCCGGGAGTACATCCGCACCCAGACCGCCATCGAAAGGTTCGGGCGAGTGTTCGCGCAAGTCCGTGAAGAGGTCACGCAGCTCGGCACGAAACTGGCGTCGAGGGTAAACCCCGACAACCCAGGACGTGCCATGAAGGCCATCGACGACGAGGTGAAGAAGATGCTTGAGCGTCTGTCCGCCGCCGCCGGCTATGCCGAACAGGCCGTGGTCAAGGAAGTCGACCCAGAGGAGCCGACAGAGGTTGACTCTTCCGACGATGAATCCGTAGATGAGGTCGAGTCGACATGAGTTTCTTTGAACCACCTCCTCCGACAAAATACAACGTGCTTTCATTGGGGGCTGGCGTACAGTCATCCGCACTTGCCCTTATGGCAGCCAAGGGTGAGATCGGGCCGATGCCAGATTTTGCGATTTTCGCCGACACCCAAGCCGAACCAGCAAGCGTCTACAAGTGGCTCGACTGGCTTGAGACACAGCTTCCGTTCCCCGTCATCCGTGTGACCAAGGGAAGCCTGACCGAAAGCATCCTTAAAATCAGGGTGAAAGAAAAGTGCAAGTACTCGGAAGCACCCATTACCTACCTACGCACGAACATCCCAGTCTATGGCCTTACAGCATCTGGTGAAGTAAAGCCAGCCCTCGGACGTTCTTGCACAGCCGACTTCAAGGTCGCTCCTATCTTGAAGGAAATCCGCAAGCGTTGCCAAGTAAGGCACGGACAGAAAGAAATCACCGTTACGCAATGGATTGGAATCTCCTACGACGAGATGCAAAGAATGAAGATTTCGCAGAACCCTTGGAGCCAGCACCGTTGGCCCTTGATTGAGAAACGGATGACCCGTTCGCATTGCAAGGAATGGATGGCCAAGAACGGATACCCAGAGCCGCCTAGGTCAGCCTGCTACTACTGCCCTTTCCATGACGACGATGAATGGCGTCGACTGAAGACGGAAGACCCCGAGCATTTCCAGAAGGCGGTTGAATTCGACAAGACTTATCGTCGACTTCAGAACGAGAACCCTGGAGGTTTCAGGGTAGAGGTGTATCTGCATAAGTCGTGCAAGCCGCTCGACGAGGTCGACTTCACGGACAAGGACGCAGGCCAGCTCGGTTTTGACTTCAAGTCCGAGTGCGAAGGGATGTGCGGCCTGTGATCATCGACCCGAAGACAGTCGATACTTTCGAGGCCCACATCCGTGCGATGATGACGCCAGACCCCGAAGGTGACATCGTCGCTTGGCTGGAAGCCAACGTGCGCGAAGTCCCCGGCTCGCCGCAGCCTGGGCCGTTCCGAGTGGAGTCCACGCCGTTCCTAGCTCCAATCCTTCGTGCCTTGAGCGACCCTGAGATCACCACCGTCGTCGTCTTGGGTGCCGTCCAGATGGGCAAGTCTTCCTTGCTGGAACTGTGGTCGACGTTCATCCCTGCCCGTTCGCCTGGGCCGACGCTGCTCTTGCAGGACGTCGACGACAACGCGCAGGACTGGCAGAAAGACCGACTTCGTCCGATGTGGGAAGCCACGCCGGCGACGCTGGCCAAGATGGAGGACTCCGAACGCAACCAATGGAAGAAGACTCGTTTCGAGCGTAACACCGTCTGGGTTTTGGGTGCGAATAACAAGAAGAACCTCCAGCGTCGTTCCATCCGATTCCTCGGAGGTGACGAAGTCTGGCTCTGGCCAAAAGGTCACTTGAACGAAGCCTTGGCGCGTCGCACGGCCTTTATCTGGCAGGGCAAGTCGCTGCTCGTTTCGCAGGGCGGCGTCGAGGGCGACGATATCACCGACCTGTGGAACCAGTCCGACCGCAGGGAGTGGACGTTCAAGTGTACGCAATGCGGAACCCGCCAGGCGTGGGAGTGGGAGCAGTTGATCTACCCCGAGGACGCCCGTGAACCGAACGGCTGGAACTTGGACAAGGTCAAGGCCGGCTGCACCTACGAGTGCAAGTCATGCAAGCACCGCTACCGTGATTCGTTTGAAGTCCGCGCCGAGCTGAACCTGACCGGCGAGTACATCCCGATGAACCAGAACGCTCCCAAGGGCGTCGTCGGATTCCATTGGAATTCCCTCTGCGCTCAATGGGGCTTGGACTGGGGCAAGCTGGCGGAGATGGCCATCCGTGCGAAGCAGGCTTTCGAGGAACACGGTGACGACGTCGCCCGTCGTGAATTCAAGCAAAAGCGTCTGGCCCTCAGTTGGTCTGACGATCCTGATGACGGCGGCGGCGAAGTCATGCCGCAGGGCTACAAGATGCTCGACGCATGGGACGACGAGGCATTCATGGTCGATAGCAAGCTCGCCGAACCTCCCTTCAAGGACGAGTACAAGAAGGCCAAGCAGTTCGCACGGCTCCGCTTCATGGCCGTCGACGTGCAGCGTAAGGGCTTCTACTGGATTGTCCGGGCGTGGGCCTTGGACGGCAAGTCACGGATGGTGCAATGGGGCTACTGCGACACCGAGGAGGAACTTCGGGAAATCCAGAAACGTCTTGAGGTCTCCGACTTCTTCGTGTTCGTCGACTCGGGTGACGGCCCGAACACCGATACCGTCTATCGTATGTGTGCGAAGTACGCTTGGAACGCCACCAAGGGTTCCGGCCAGAACGAGTTCCCTTGGCGTATCCAGACGCCCTACGGCATCAAGGTGGCCTACCGCCCTTACGCCCGAGCCAAGGTGATCCAAGTCGGCCAGACGTCCTGCAAACTGTACCTGTTTTCCAACCTTTACTTCAAGGACTCCATCTCCCGCCTCCGCCGCGCAGGGCATCATACCTACCCCGAGGACGCCGGCGACGAGTACCGCAAGCAGATGCAGTCGGAACACCGCACCCGCCAGGCCAACGGGCAAGCCATCTGGCTTCCCATCGGCGAACGGGCGAACCACCTTTGGGACGCCGAGGTCATCGGCATGGTGCCAGCCCTGATGGCCAAGCTCATCGGGCGCGGCAAGAACCGCAACGGTAAGCCCGAAGACCGAAAGCCTGACGAAAAGCAGGTCGAGGAAGAAACCGCTTGACGACCCTAAGGCTCATGGCATGGTTCATGGCAAGCCGGCTGGCTCGACATACATACCACGGGTGGCTCTTGTGGATCGTTCATGGGGTGGGGTCAGCCGGCCCTTTTACACGGGGCTAAACGCAAATGGCACGACCCCAAGGTATCTTCCTTATTTTCGACATTTGCGACATCCTTGAGATCGTCGCCAAGGCGAAGGAACTCCTGAAGCAGGGTAAGACCATGATGGAATACTCCGACTCCGGCACGAATGTCGTGAAGGAGTTCCCGATGGACATCTCCACCGTCTTGGTGGAATGCCGCTACGCGCTGATGGTCAAAGACCCCCAGACCTACGGCTCCGTCGACCGTGTCAGGGTCATCAATATGCTCAATAACTTCCGAGGACTCTGATGCGACCCAAAAAGACCAAGAAGACCGCCATCCCGCAGGTCAAAGCACCCAAGACGCCCAAGGGAGCCGCATCGCCGGTACCCGTGAAGCAGGCGTCGGGCGGCGGCTCTGGCCCAGGCATCTTCTCCAATTTCGAGTCCGCAAAGTTCAGCAACAAGCGTTCTTGGATTTGGTCGTCTTGGCCGCAGGACTTCAAGAAGACCATGACGGTCTTCGACCGCATGGAGACCACGCGCAAGATGCGCTGGTTGGAGTTGAACGCCGGCCTGATCCGTCAGGTGCTGTCGGACATGGCCCTCTACACGGTCGGGGCTGGCATCAAGCCCCAGTCCCAGTCTGGCGACGAGATGTGGGACGACGCCGCAGAAATTTACTTCAAGCAATGGGCTTCCCGCGCCTGCGATATCACGGGACGCTTCTCGTTCTTTGAACTCCAGCACATCTGCTGCCGCCTGATGGACCGTGACGGCGAGTGCTTCATCATCAAGACCCGTGGCCCCGGCGGCGAACCCCGCCTTCAGGTCATCGAGAGCCACCGGGTCGGCAACTCGTCGAACAACGAAGTGCCTCCGGGCATGGTGGACGGGATTCAATTTGGACCGTATGGACAGCCTATTTTTTATAATGTAATCCGTTCGGACGGCTCAAGCCGCCTGGTGCCGGCCAATGCCGTGATGCACCTCTACGAACCCGAGCTGGCCTCGGGTGCGCGAGCCTACAGCCCCCTCCAGCACTCGATCAACAACTTGGTCGATATGCTGGAAATCCTGTCCCTCGAAAAACTCGCCGTGAAGACGGCGTCGGACATCACTCGCACGATCACCCGTGAGAATCCGAACTTCGACGGCACCCAGTCCGACTTTGAAGCCTTCGGCATGAAGCCGCAGGACTACGGCGACGGCATGACCGACCCGAGCGAGGCTTCGACCTTCCTCGGCGGCAAGGTGCTGGCCCTCGCCCCCGGCGAACGCCTGGAGTCCTTTGAGTCGAACCGCCCGAACAAAACCTTCGACGGATTCATCGAACACCTTGAGCGTGATTCCCTCGCAGGGATGCTCCCCTACGAATTCAGCGCGAACCCGACCAAGGCCGGCGGCGCGGTCATGCGTTTCGTGGTGGCCAAGGCCGACCGAAAATTCTCGCATCGTCAGCAGGTGATGATCCAGCGTTTCCTCACCCCCGTCTGGGGCTACGTCATCGGCTGTGCCATCAAGGACGGTTTCCTCCGCTCGACCGAATATTGGACGAACGTCACTTGGACGACGCCCCGCCGTGTCACCGTCGACGCCGGTCGTGACGCGCAGCAGAACCGCATGGACATCGAGTCCGGCCTCAAGAGCCTTACGGACAACTACCTTGAAGAGGGTCTCGACCC